CTGGTTTTTACAAGGCAATTGATAATACAAAAACTGGTTGGTATACAAAACAATATATGGAGCAAATACCCGAAGTCATTGATAAAGACTTTGTTGAGCATCTTACAGTAATACAACCGCCATTTGAATCTGTTACTGCAACCATGCTTGAAGAAGTTCTAAAGTATACAGAAACATCATTTGAACAGAAACTCTTAGATCCAGTTTCTGGACAACATTTGTTAAATACTGTCGCAGTTGGGTTCATGTACTTCTTTAGAATGGTTCATATTGCTGAGTCAAGATTAGCAGCGAGAGGGATTGGATCATATGCAAGAAGAACATTACAACCGTTAGCCGGGAGAAAAAATAAAGGTGGACAAAGACTTGGTGAAATGGAAACAGCATGTCTAATTGCTCACGATGCACCATACAATATAGCTGAATTCTTAACTACAAAATCAGACTGTATTGATATGAAAAATAGATTTCTTAGAAATACAATTGAAACTGACTTACTAAAAGATGAAAGCAATGGGGATTCAATAGTGGCTGAATCAGTTAAGTTACTTGAAGCCTATTTGCTTGCGATTGGAGTGCAGCCAAATGACAGACGTCAAACACAAACCGAGGATAGCGGTATACGCGGGTAGTTTTGACCCACCAACTAATGGACACCAATGGGTTATCAATCAAGGAGCACACCTGTTTGATAAACTTCTTATTGCAATCGGTATAAACCCAGAAAAGAAATCTTACTTTAGCCAGTTTGAACGTTTGGCGATGATGAGTCAAATGGCTTCAATCTACCCAAACGTTCAAGCTGTGGTTTTAGGAAATGAGTATTTAGTTGACTTTGCAGCTTCACACAAAGCGAACTATATTCTTCGAGGGATTCGTTCTAGAACAGACTTTGCTTTTGAAAATACAATGAGACAATTTAATGGCGGGTTGAAACCATGGATAAACTCGGTGTTTCTTATCCCGCCTGCATCATTAATTAATGTAAGTTCTAGCACCATTAAAGGTTTAATCGGTCCCAAGGGTTGGCAAGAGGTTGTCAAAAAGTTCGTGCCAGAAAATGTGTTTGAAGCTATATCAAACAAACACAAGGAGAAAACAGATGTCTCAAAAGTCCGACCAATCAGTACCGACCCCCTCTTCTTCAGAGCTACCAGACATTCAGGAGACGACACCAAAAATAAAAAGACCGATTAAACAAGTGGGTGTTGAAAACGTTATGGTTCCTTTTGTATTGGAATCTAAATATGGTGGATTTAAATCAATGGTAGCAAACGTGTCAATGAGAACCAATCTTGATGCTGATACCAAGGGCATTTCAATGTCAAGATTGATTAGGACATTAAAGAAATATCTAGATCTCCCTCTCAAGAAAGAATTGATTAGGGGAATTCTTTTAGATCTGATGCATAATGTTGGGTCTACAAGAAGTTATATGAGTTTTGATTTTCAATTACCGATTACAAGATCGTCTGCGCTGTCGGAAAATCATTTTCCAATCTTTCATAAAAGCAGATTTGAGGGACAGTTAATTCAACATGAATCTAAGGACCCTGGTAAGGATGCATTAGAATTTCGATTCTTTCAAGGTGTTATAGTTCAATATGCAAGTTACTGTCCTTGTTCTGCGGAACTGTGTAAAGATCTCTTTGCGAAAGGAAGTGTTGGTTTTCCACATGCGCAGCGATCTTTTGCTCATATCATCACAGAAAAAGATATGATTCAAGAGAATAACTATGTATGGTTAGAGGATATTGTGGAGTGTGTTGAGAGAGCAATTAAAACACTCCCATATCCAATAATCAAACGAGAAGACGAACAAGAGATTGCTCGTATAGCCGGAGAAAATCCTATATTCGTTGAGGATGCGATTCGCTCTATAAGCGATCAATTAGACGCCCTGCCTGGTGTACGTGACTGGATAGTTAAGAGTATTCATGAGGAAAGTATTCACACCTCAGAAGCGATAGCGGTCAATTACAAGGGTGTTGAGGGTGGTTTTGATTACCATTATTTCCTTTAGTGGGGGTGTTGTTTATGAACAGTTGCACGAAAGTTATGATAGGCTTTCTTGTATGGTTCGTTTTGACAATAATTTCCGCAAGAGCCTGGTCTGGTGAGATTCTACATACAGCTAATAAAGGAGTGCCTTACAAAGTTCAAGAGAAGGGTTGGAATTCTCGTTCCTTTGGTATTGTGTATTGTGGGTTGATAAATGTAGGTCGATATTCAGTTGCCGGCACAAGTCGTAGCGCTGTTAATCTTTACTGGGCAACAACAGATAAACTCATATATGTAGATTATGAACAACTAGAAGTTGTACATGTGACTGATTGGTGCATCCAGTTTAAAATCAGGAGCGGTAATTATGAATAAAGTAATGAGATTCGGTCTTATTTTAATGATTGCTTCAATACCTCTAGTGATCTTTGGAGTTGAATATGACCAGTCTTGGTTGAGAATATTCTCAGGATTTATTGGAGGTGTTGGAGCCAGTCTGTTCTTTACTGGGAACTTTAAGACTAAGATAAACTGGCGAGAATTTTGGAGGAAGTGGGGATTTTAATGACATTAACTAGAGAGGATATTGTTAAGAGTAAAATGGATCTACTTACTCATGCAGACTTGATTTTATGTTTCATACAAGGCAAGATGACAATTTATAAAAGTCGATATACACATCCGGATGATGGTTTGACTATTATGGACGCAATAAAAACATTCGCTATAATGCTCAGACCAAATTCTGGTATTGATGTATTTGATGATTTTGCTAGGGAGGAAATCGAAGAGGCAGTCACAAAAATACTATATCGTCATTCTGTGGGAGGTGACCATGCAAATAAGTTACAACGGATTCATGAATCTGGTTAATGAATATTCAATGATCGTTGGATTCAATCGTGGTCGTGCAGCAATTCTCAAGATGCCTTGGAATGATCCAAACGCGGACACAGTTGCAGAATTATCAGATGACGAAAGGATTTGGTTATTGATCCATCTCATAAGACCAGATCTCTACATTGAGCATTTTGATGTTGCTGCTCGGGTTGAACTAAAAGAAAGTATTGTGGAAATTTTAGAGAAACATCGCCCAAGCGGGGAGGTGATTAATGCGTCAGGACATTCTAAGATTAGAGAATTATGGGATCACCCCAAATGAAAGAGTACCAGACATTGCCAGAAGTCATGGAAATATGGGAAGACCAAGACATAACTATGAGTATGAATATGAGTATGAATTTGTAAATCCTAACAGCAAGAGACTTAGTTTAGAAAGGGGGGATGTTTTTAGATTTAGTTCTTCTGTAAGACCAGAGTATGCCAGAAACCAAATGGGAATGATTATTGATCGATACCGGAAAGTCAAACATAAGGGTATTAAATATATTGACTACTGTGCAGTTGTGATGGTAATAACTGGTCCACAGAAGGGCAGGGTTTTTAGATTTTCAATGAATCACGCAGGACAACTAGACAAAACGATAGGAGGACAAATCGATGACTGAAAGGAAACATGTCGCAAAAACGTTGAAGAATGTATTGGATCACCCCGTAATGAAAAGTGTTTTGGACAAAACAGAAGATCCAATGTTGGCTGTGGAGCAGGTCACGAAGTGGTGGGGTTTTGATCTCTACAGTCGTAAACCAGGTGCAGCACTCCGTGATGGAGTATTTGTCGGGACCGATCTTGATCTCGCCTGCTTTCTCAGTGCCATTGCTGACAGAGGCGCCGTGATCAATATTCCAAATTACAAATCCATGCGCCCCAAGACGATCAAGGAAGGAGAAAGGGTTGTATCCAAGTCCAACAGACACGGACCTGTTGTGAATCTGGTCTCCAATAAGGATGTCTTCTCATTCTCAATCCGGATCATGGATCACAACGTCATCACAACTGACAAAGTTGGTGATTACCGGACCTACTCCCTGACCGATCCTTCTGGTGAATGGTATGACGGATGGAGTTGTATTCAATGGGACCCGAGCGCGAAGGAGAATGCTTTTCTCCGAGAGAACAGTCTCTGGACTGGCAACCGAGTCGTATTTAAGAACTTTGTGCATCCCAACCGATGGACCAGTTTCTACGGCCAGCATTATTTTATCACCAAGGCTCTGATTCAGCGCCTGACTGACGAAGCAAAGTTCTACGGTCTGGAGATAAAAAGACTTCAGGAAGCCGGTGCACGTTTTCCTGAGTCTGGTGATGGCGCAAAGAAAGTATGGCCGAAATCTTCCAAGGACGCCGGCAAGTCTGTCAAGTTCCGATCTCTTGAGGTTGAGATTGACATTCCTGAGTATACCGGTGAGTGGCAACAGTGTGATGTTTCACAAACGAATTTGATTGACCTGGATGAAAGGCGTCGACAGATCAATAGTACGATCATTCCCAATCTACGTTTTGCTACCAGGTGTACAGAGCTCGCCTTCTTTAAACATGCGATGAACGACGAGTTACACAGGATGCCAGCATGGTTGGCAGGCGGAACAAAATGGCAAAAAAATTATGTCCCAAAAGGGAAAAGGACCAAATGGGAGAGATTAGTCCTTTTTCAGCCTTCTGTGGGTGAAAGAGCTGTCGCTATCAGAATGAGGGTAAAGGAAAAGTCTGAGATTATGGCGATGAATTATCGTGGTGGTGTATGATTCGATACACCTGTTCAGTTTGTGGGAAGTCTTTTGAAAACAAATATGCTTACTGGGGTCATAAGACTTCCCATGTTTTAAAAGAGTGTCCAAAATGTGGTCGAACAATTCGAGCTTCTACAATGAAACTACACCTAAAATACTGCGGTAAGCGAATTGTAGGATCTAGAGGAGATGTCATAATCTCAGATCAAAACGGAAATCGGGTTCTTGAACACACTCTTGTGGCTGAAGAAATACTAGGGCGAAAGTTACTGCCCGAGGAAGTTGTTCATCATAAAGATGGAAACCACCAAAACAATTCTAGGTTGAATTTAGAAATTACGACACAAGATAGACACGCTAAGAACCACGCCTTAGCTGGCCAATGTAATCGAAAGATGACAGAACAACAAGTTAGAGAAATTCGTAAGTTACTAAATCGTGGACATTCAGCCAGCTCTGTGGCAAGGCAGTATGGAGTTCGTTCAACTACAATTGATAACATTAAACATAACAGATCGTGGAGATGGTTAGAATAGGAGGAATCTAACGAATGGACAAACAAACCCTCATTGACCTTTACGTCAAAGAGAGAAAGTATCAAGAAACAGTGTTCGGAGATTACAAAAACGACCCTGATTTAAGTCTCGCAAGCTTTCTATTGTTTATAGAAGAGTATGTTCTAAAGGCAAAAAGAAAGTTTGTCCAAAAGTGGGATAAAGATCTTCCTATCTGGATGTCAGGGTGTAAAGAGTCAACTGGGGGTAAGGCAGCACCAGTAGGAGCATATGAAGATCTGATAAAGGTTTTCGCTCTTACTGGCGCTGCCCTTGAAGCTTATCTTGACGTGGAGCCTGAACGTTGGCGAGAAGATGGTATTAATCCAAAATGGTTAGAGCAGGAGGAAGCACAAGATGGATGATAAAAAAACAAAAGAAGTATCTGTATCAAAAGACAAAGATATCTATCACAAGTTACCGTTGACTGCCACAGGTGATTTAACGGTTTCAAAAACACCAATCCCGAAAGGAGAAGCAGTTAACGCTAAAACTGGTCTTCCGTCTGTTGGAACAAGGTTTATGATCGCTGGTAAATCCTTCGAGGTTGTATATCTTAACGAAGGTAAGGGACGGTTTACAGCCAAACCAATCAAGGGGCAGTATTAGAAACTTTCTTACTTTCTCCGAACATATTTAAAATAGAAACTTTTATGAAAGGAGATTGAAGTTTATGAACGATAATCTAACTTCAATGATCGATCAGGCTGATCAACACTCTACTGATTTGCCAACAGAAACTGACTTGATGGTAGAGGATTCATCAACTGTTTCTCAGCCTGCTTTAGAACGTTTCGATATTGGAGTCGCAGCATTTCCTGACTGGTTTGATGAAAACCATGTAAGATTTGCAGACATCGGGCACGTCCGTGCTTCGATTGCAGATGTAGATCCTCGTCAAGATCTGATTTTCAAGATTCCAGATCCGAAAGGGGAAACATTCGAGGATGGAAGACTGAAAAAGCGACTTCGATTATTTGAAGATGCGAACAAGATTCCAGTGTTGAATTTGCCTGGGTCTGATATGACTGTTTACAAGAATAACAGTTTCCGAATTGTATATGATCTTGGTGACGGCAAATTCATCAAGAGTTACGGTGTTAAGACAGGATTGATCAATGTGTTTTGTGTTTTGATTAACAATGTTTTGATTCCGTACGCCAAAGAGAAAATGAAACGAAAGAATGATGGCATTAATATTATTGAACCTAACCTAACACGAATTAATTCAAAGTTGGCTGAACAAGTTGATACAGAAGCTCTTCAGTTACATTACAAACAAATCACGAAGAGTATTGCTGAAATTTCGACTGCGCAGTCGGCTGTGAATTGGTTTCAGACCAAGGTCGGTGATGTGCAAGATGTCAATCATCTTCTACAAATTGATGACGTTATCATCATGCTTGTGAACTAGGGAGGAACACGAAATGGCGAATGACAAGAAGGGTGGTCTGCTCCATGAAGTATTGGCTGTGGTTGGTAGTCTCCAAGGTGCGAAGGATAAAATCGCTGCTGAGACTGTTGTGACGTTTACTAAGAAACCAACACATTTTACCGGCCATCATCGAGAATTGAGAATGCTTGATGAAGCCCGAAAGAGTGAAGGCGGTGTCGACCAGCATGTTGAGATGGTCACAACGGTCATGGAAAAACTCAACTATATGACCGGCGCCTTTATCAAATTCTGGGATGCCAAGTTTCAAAAAGAACTAGGTGCACAGGAAGCGAAAGCAGACATTGAGGTGGATGGTGTAGTTTTGGTTCAGGGTGTTCCAGTGTATTTTCTCCTTGAGATGGAGAAGGAACTCGGTGCCTTGAGATCAATCTATGAATCCATTCCAACTCTTGCGCCTGGTGCTAAATGGGATCGAGCTCCTGACAGAGGAGATGGTGTGTGGGAATCCATGCATGTGGTTGAAGATGACAAAACGGAAAAGGTGTTCAAAAGTAATGTTATCGTTCCGGCTACCGACCATCATCCAGCTCAGATTCGGGAGTGGACTGAGAATGTGGTGGTAGGAAAATATGCCCTTGATCGATGGAGTGGCTGTCTTAGTCCTGCTGAGAAGTCAGTCATTATCGGAAGAGTGGACAAACTACGACGTGCCGTGAAGCGTGCTCGACAGAGAGCAAACACCCAGGAAGTTCCGAAGGCAAAAATGGGTAAAGCTCTTTTCGAATACATTCACACAACATAAGATCTGGTTAAGCTTATACTTATACTTATACTTGCTTGGTCGAAGACAATATGTCCCGTAGAAGCCGGCTCTATAAATGAATAAGACCGGTGGAGGGAATCATCTTTGGCCGCTTCATACTCGACCTTATTGACCAGACAAGCTCATACTCGTAGAACATATTTACTACTTGGTAATTAACTCGAATTCTATCTCAGGTCGAAGGTTCAAATCCTTCCTGGGCGTCCATAATGTAATTTCATTAGAAGTTATATTATGACCGCCCAGTAGCTCAGTGGAAGAGCAGAGTAGGTGTCATACTGAAGTTAATTGCTCGAGGAAAGATATGGGTCTAAACTTTCTATAGATGTTGTTACTAACAATAACAATAATATGATAAAGTAGACTTGGGGGAGATGTGGCAGGATAGTCTACATCTCCCCTTACTTATTAATAATAAACTAACGGGGGTAGAAGAAATATATTCTTCTACCCCCAACATCCGTCGGAGGGTGTGATGGGAATACCAAAGGAATGGTTGAAGGAGTTCGAAGATGAAGAAAATTGCCGATACTTTTATATTGTCGGTGTGAGAATGCGAATGAACAGACAAATGGAACCCGAGTATAATTGTGATTTCGTGATTGGATATAACACAAAAGATATCATGAGAACAGAGTTAGCTCAAATGATGTCTGCAAACAAACTTTGTCCTACATCAAGAAAGGACGCCGTAGAGGCTGTTGATTTAAGTAATCTAAACGCAACATTAAACGCCGTAAGCTTAAGAGTTAGATTCAATCCGGAAATCACAGTGCATAAATTTCACTCTGATTTTCCAATCGAAGAAGAATGGTTTGATATGTATATCAAATCCGCAAGTGTTTGTAAGGACGTGAAGCAAAAACTAATTGAATCAAAAATGAAAATATCTGGAGGACAAATATGAAAACATTAGTAGGTTTGTTGGGGATCGTTTTATGTTGCTTGGTGTTGACTGCATGTGATGACTACTCAGAAGGTGATATGACCGCTGGTAACACATGGCCACTTATGACTGTTCAAGAAATGCAATATTACAATGCAGTTCAATCTGTGTGGGGTCAAAGTTATTTGGCAAATTTGAGATCAGCAATCCGCAATCGAACAGACAAACCAAAAGAGGACGAAATTCCATTTATCGATCTTGGACCTATTATCAAAACAACAGAAGAAATTGAAATGGTTACCAAAGATAATTGGAAGAGTGATCATATAAAGAAGGCAAACAACGCTCGGTTTAGTACTATAGATCCTCAGTGGTATAAGTTGATTACAAAGTCAGAACCGCCTGTTTATCCAGATCCAGTGGAGGAAGAGGAATCTCTGGAGAGGGATACGGGAGACGATGAAATAAAGAATTCCCGGATTCAGATGCCTAGGAAAGCATCTTATGAATCCCAGAACAAAAGACAAATGGATCTAACTGACTTTGTTTCTGCTGATGTCTATGATGATATTAAGTTTGATATAAGGAGTTGCCCAGAAGCAAAAACCTTCTTTAATCAAATTGTTCTTAATGAAGGACGGCCACTTACAGTGGAAGATTGCAGAATAATCAGGCAGCATGTGTTATTATGTAAAGCAAAAGAAATAAGTGAATCTATGAAGGAATAGGTAATGGAAATTAACAAGTCTTGTAAGTTACTCCTGAAAGATGTGTATCTTTATGATATATCAGCATGTCATTACCAGATCATTCAAAGACTTGGTTTTGACTTAACTCACATTGATAAAGAAGACAAGTTAAAAAGAAATACACAAATCGGAATAATGATGCGAGACGATCCTCGCCTGACCAGTATTATTCGTGGAATTACAAACTCAACAATCGGAGACTTTCTCACCAAAAACCATGTCAAAGAAGAGGAGTTAATATTACGTCAGTATGATGGTGTGATTACAACGAAACTTCTGCGAGAGACCAGCCAAAATATTCCGCTCGACCTCAGAGCATGTTTCGAAGCAATGTTAATTTCTTCAGATAGGAAAACCTACATCGCGATCTATAACAGAAATGTAATGATCAAAGGAATTCCATATCGTTATCCAGCGATGGATGCGATGTTTGAGAAGTTGATAAAGGTTTGTAATTCAAAGAAGTATAAAATCTTTACAACATTGCAGGAGATTAGAGACGAAATCATTACATCTGAAAATCCGTACTTATATGCAATACCAGTTGCGAATAATATGTGTAATGTATTTTTGAAATACTTTGGTCAAACGCAAATCTCAAAGAGTATGATTAGAATTATGGATCCTGTGGACATTGATAGAGAACGGTATTATGATTTTTACATTCGACCATTTGCAGAAAGCTTGGTTATGGAATTCGCGTAGGAGGTTGTACAATGAAGTATAAAGCAAGTGAGGTTACCAATTCTTCAAGTTCAAGTTTTGTGGTGTGGGGTCTTTATATGGGTCTCGACGATATCAAAGAAAAATATGGACACACCATCTGGGAAAAGGAATGTGTTATTCTTGGACCAGCAATTGCAAACAAATCAGAAGAAGATTTCATGGATGAGTTTGATTCTGAAAGGTTATCTGAACTTTGTGATAAACATGGACTTGATCATTCTAGAATGGCTTATGATGATTATGAAACAATGATTGGAATCTCACCATTTACAATGAAGGAGGACCAAACACTTAGGGAGTTTAAAGAGGAAATATCTAAGAAATTTTCAGATATGGGTATTAATCTATCAGCGGATGAACTTCAACAAATTGAAGAAGCCTGGATGGACAACTAGAAGGGAGGCACTATGTGTGAATGTGGGAGCAACAGAATCATGGAAGTCAGTGGAAAATGTTCGGATCTGTTTCATGCTGAGTCTGGAGATTATGAACATTTCGGATACGTTCCTGATGGTCTTGGAATTGGAAGCGGAGATTACATGGAGTTATCTTACTGTCTAGAGTGTGGGAGAATCCAGGGCAACTTTCCCATCCCAACACCGATTTCAAAGGAGGAAGAGGACGAATGATATCAGTCTTGAATATTGCGGCCGGTAAGATACTATGTCCTTTGAATGAAGAGGATAATAAGGACATTTTCGTTGTCAATCTTGACACGATGTACTACAACGCTTATGAACCAGAAGACATTGAAAGTGTGTACAACTACTGGGTTGAGAAGGACGGTGTATTTGATCCAGAGAAATATCCTGAGAATCGACGGTCAATTAGAAAGATGAATTCCGATGCGATCGAGTTCATGGAAAGAACAACTATTCCGTTTGACAAGATTGTCTGTTACCGGTATTTGGAGCATGTCCCTTTTACAAACGTTTTATATTTCATATACTTGATGTCGACCTCACTCAAAATTGGAGGCGAGGTTGAAATCATTGTACCGGATTATTCAATCCTCGCCAGACGAATCTTAGACGAGAAGGTAGGAAGTCCAGGGTGGGAAGCAGAGAATATCATCACAACTACAGAGATTGTAAATGATCCTGGATGTCCTCATGCTTCTATCTGGACTGTCGCAAGATTGGAGTATTTCTTTGAACTCGAGAAAAGATTTGAAACTGTAGCCATCGAACCAAACTTTGAATTTGATGGTAGGGATATATACGTCCACTACAGAGGAAGGCGGGTTGCATAAATGCCGACGAAGCGGATCGGGAAAAATGTAATTGAAGTTCTTAAATTCTGTAGAAACTGTGGAGAAGAAAATCCTCCAGGCCGTTCTGTGTATTGTTCTAAAACTTGTATGAAGGAATATTACAAGAAGCCAGAAATAAGAAAGAAATATGCAGTCGAGAAAAAGGAATATCAAGATGATTATTGTGGCGTTGACCCTGACTTCAAAACAAAAATGGTGGAGTGTATTTGTCCTAAATGTAGAAGGACACACAAGAAGAAACTGTTATGGACTGGTAGAGGAAAACCAAGAAAATATTGCTGGGACTGTTACGAAATAGCGAATACAATTGATGCGGAAGCTGCTTAAGGATTTGGGGTCCTGTGGGTTTGTGGTGATTGACCCAAGGTTATGCAGGCGTTTTCATGCGATCGTCTGCCGCCATGCGAGTAGGTTCTCAGTAGTCCTGCATGTAAAATTCTGTTGCTACGAGAACGTCCTTTGAGGAAAGAAGCCGGGGGTCTAATCCTGAATGAACAATGGCGGCTACCCCCACCCTTTTGAAAGAGAGGCAACATGTTTAAAACACTCAAAAAATGGTTTGAAAGGAAACCAACAATATATGATCCTCCAAAATCATGTCCGGATTGTGGTTGCATTATGTTGATGGTTGCAGACACACAAGTTCATTGGAAATGTACTAAGTGTCGGAGAGGATGGTGATATGACAGAAGAAGAGCAAAGAAGTGAAAGCTATCTCAAGGATTGGGAAGAGAATGGTGTTTGGCTTCAACTATCAACTTGCATTAAAATAGCTGCCGAGCGCCATGAACACCAACTCGACAAATCTGGAAAACCGTATATTCTCCATCCTTTGAAAGTCATGTCTCATTTTACTGACCCGAAGGATATGATGGCTGCAATACTCCATGACATCATTGAAGATACACCAGTGACAATCGACGATCTATATGGATATGGTATTCCGTATGATGTGGTTACTACAGTCATTGCATTATCAAGGAGAGAAGGAGAAACGGTTAAAGAATATTACGCTCGAATTAAGAAAGATGAACGAGCAGTAAGAGTTAAAATGAGAGATCTAGAACACAACATAGATGTTCTTAGATTTAAAAGACTCTTACGAAAGGAGGACATTTCCAGATTAAAAATGTATCACCAGAAGCATTTAGAATTGTGGGAGGTTGAGAATGAAGTTCAAAGCAAGTGAAATAACCAATTCGTCAAGCACTACCTTCTTACTTGGCATCATGACTGGTGATGGTTCTGTTGACCTCAACATTGAGCTGAGAGTGGTCGTCAATTTGAAGGAGTTTTTGGAACGTACTCTTAAGTCTGTAGAAGATTTGGATGCATGGGTTGATGATTGGTATGGCGACCCAAGCGCTTTACCTTCTAATGAGTACGATAGATGTAAAAATATCTTAGAGAAAGGAGGTGTAGTTCAACTGTTGCATGTTACAGACGAAAGTGATAATCCATTGGAAGTATTTCTAACACAGAATGGAATCGAAAATGTGAATTTACCAGACAACATCGTTGTCATTAGAGGACAAGGAGGATACTAAAAATGGCTAAAGATAGTTACAAAAAAGATGCTCAAGAGCAAATGAGTTGGCAAGAGCAGGAAATGTTGAAGAAACGTGCCTTGATTAAGAAGTTTGCCGGCCTGGCTGTGTTGGTTGTTATTGGTCTTGTTGGGTTGGTGCTGTCGCCAAAGATCTTCGATACGGTTGAAAAAGGCACATACCAGATCAAGCAGGCCGCTGTCACTGGAACAATGTCCGCGAAAATGGATCCGGGTCTTTGGTTGCAGTTGTTTGGTGATATTACCGTATGGCCTACCGCTGAGACTTTCTTCTTCACCAAGGATTCTGATGAAGGTACAGCAGCAGACCAGTCAATTGAAGTCCGATTCAATGACGGTTCTCTCTGTGATGTTTCAGGAACCCTTCGAAATATAATGCCTACAAATCCACAAGATGCAGTCAACCTCGTTACCGTTAGAGGTCATAAGACCTACTACGATGTGCAACAAAAGTTGATTCTCCCTCATGTGAGAAACTCATTACGTTTGACGGCCAACTTGATGTCCGCCAGAGAATCTTATGCAGAGAAGAGAACCGACTTTCTATACTGGGCGGCTGATCAGATTCAGAATGGTATCTACCAAACGGATGAAGAAACAAAGAAAATTATGGATCCGATCACCGGCGAGATGGTTACCAGGACCGTCAAGAGAATCAAGATGGGTGAAAATGGTTTACCGCTTCGACAAATGAATCCTCTGCAAGATACCGGTATACACCTGGTCAACTTTGAAATCAAAGCGTTCGAATACGCGGACAAGGTGAAAGCACAAATCGGCGCTCAGCAAGAGGCTCTCATGGCTGTTGCTACCGCACGAGCCAAAGCACAAGAAGCCGAGCAGGACAAGTTGACCATTGAGGCTCAGGGTGAGGCAAAGGTCGCCAAAGCCAGATATTTGGAATTGGAAAAGAAAGCAACCGCAGTTGTCCAGGCCGAAAGGGACAAGGAAGTTGCTGAGACCCATGCTCAGAAGGAACTCGAAGTTGCTAAACTGGCTAAAGCAGCCGCCAAGGAAACCAAAGAGAAAGACATCCTACTCGGTCAAGGTCAAGCTGAGAAGAAACGTCTAGTTATGCAGGCTGACGGCGCCCTGAAACAGAAATTGGAAGCGTTGGTTGAGATCAACAAAAATTATGCCAATGCTTACAAAGAGAGGAAAGTTCCTCAAGTGTATATGGCCGGCGGTTCCGGTGCTAACGGAACATCAAATCCGGATGATGAATTCAGTCGATTTATGAACCTGATGAATATTCGTAACGCCAAAGAACTGGCAATTGATATGAACATCAAAGGCCAGAAATAGTTATTGAATAAAGTGGGGACTCTGAAACGGGTCCCCACTAAACTGGAGGTGACTGTATGTTTGCGCAAGGATTAATTGTTTTACTAATCTTTGGCTGCATTGTATATTTTGGTTGGAAGATTATTGGCAAACGCCTTACAGCCAAAGTGGAAGAAGAGTTAACGGAGCCAAAGACTCCAGAAGAAGAAGCAGCGGCGTTGAAGCTGAAAATCGCGGCGTTGAAACGATCCAAAATGAAACTGGAAGCAGTTCAAGAAGAAATTGATGTGACTGCGGACCTGACTAAAGTCAAGACTACATTGTTCAAGGCGGAGAATAGACTCAAGACCCTTGACGAGAAACTTGAAAACGTTGGTGTTCAAGTTGCAAAACATGATGACAAGATACAAACGGAGACAACTCCGGATGGCAGTGTGGAAGAAGCACCGGCAGAAACGCCAAAACAATAGAAAGTGATCGAAAGGAGATCAAAAGATGGAAAATTTGGACTTGGAACAAATGGCTGAAGAAGATGGTGCTGTTGAAGGCGCCGTAGAAGAAACTGTTGAGACCAACGGTGAGTTGGTGATGGAAGATGACCTGGACGCAGCGGTAGAGGATGCTGCAGACCCTACCGACGAAGAGACGTCCGCCGAAGAAGCTTCTACAGATGGAGACACGGAAGAAGCCGCGCCAGCAAGATTGGATTTTGAAGCTCGTGCCGAAGCGATGGGTCTGACCCCACTGGGAGCAGAAGGTTGTTTCCATTACGCAGATGAATTTTCAGAAGTCGTATATCGCCTGTTGCAAACGGGTAGTGGCGCCGGCCTGGTAGATGATGTCCAGGTTCCGCCTGTCGGTCTTTTCACCAAGCCTGCCGGAATCGATGGAGAATTCGGATGGGTCGGTATCGTTTCCATGTATTATAAGTTCGAGGGAAACGGAGCTTTGATCGGCCGGATTCGTGAATCTGTTGCCGCAGTTGGGAATCCCATCATGTCCGAGAACACTGTTATGGCGCCCAACCTGGCCAGCATCCGTCACGACATTGTGATTCAACATGCTACCAATGTGCCCGCAGTCGGAGATATGTATCCGGTTCTGATCGTCACCAATAGCTATGACGGCACGAAAGCTGCCAACGTTGCTTTTGGTTTGAGTTTCAACGATGGGGAACAAGACATCCGGTTCTGTTCCCACAAGAAGCTTGGCTCCCTTCGCCAGATCCATTTGGAAGGTGCCGATACGACCATGCAGGCTGAGGTTGGTGGTTACATCACCGCCTTCGCCGGCAATATTGGAGACATGATCCAGGCCAACATGGAAAGCACCATCACGGAAGATGATATGATGAGTGTGCTTGACATGATTGAGAAGCAGACCGGCAAGACCAGGCGCGAGGCAATCTCCGCCGTTATTACCGAAGCTCATCCCACAGAGGGTATTGAGTCTTGGACAATGACCAGCTGGCAGCTCTTCAATGCCATTACGAAGTTCAGCTCCCTTGAGGCGAACCTCAATTCCAAGAAGATTTTGGAGAGTGTTGCCGAACGTGTGCTGATCATTCCGGCGCAAATGGTCGAAGCCGTGGCCGCCCTCAGAACTGCAGAATAATGGTCTGAGGAGTACAAAAAAAATGAGGCGTCCGAAAGGGCGTCTCATTTTTTTGTTGTTAATATCTTCTTGGCTTCCCACCACAAAAGCATCTTACCATATCATATAGAAGCGATGGGAAGAACCAAAGTAGATACACAATTGCTGATATGGTTTGTAATGGTTTAAGTTTCATTTTCTCCATCCCCATCCTCGACGAATGAAAGATCATATTCAAATCCTAGAGTGCCTTTGATAACGTTGTACCCTATTAGTGGTACCCAGAATCCGAGGATTAAACAACTACCCAGCAAGGTTAAAACCAAGCTTGTTAATGAAGGTTCATTCATGACGTCCCGCCTCCTAGTGCCATTATTATTGCAAGCGCAGTACCTGCACACCCTAATAGAAATATCACAAGTGCGACTCTCTGCGCATGTTCGATGCATACTTCACATTCAGTATCATCGATCAATAATGGACGACCACATTTACACTTAGCCAATTCCATCATCGCACCTCCTTTGGCAGTTTTATATTTCATAGTATATTTTAAACAATCTTGCTTCTCTAGTTATTAATATATATAGTAATTCGGTTTCTACGGACGGTTCTAAAAGTATTAAAAATACTTAGTTAATATATAGATGTAATTTCCCGAACAAAATATAAACAACAAGGAGTTTACGAAATGGCTAATACCATACTTGCACCACAAAGAAGTTATCTTTTTGAACTGAAAATCAAGGGTATAGATTATACGCCAGATATTTATCAAGTTCGAGTTACTACATCAATTGCCGCTCCATGGCCAGTTGTTGTTTTGAATATTTTTGTAGATGTAAATGATGTAATATTAGAAGGATTGTGGGGACAGGATCCATGTGAATTAAACATCATCTTACTTGGACAAACAGGATTACAAAGCGACCAAATCAAATTAGATTTGATGGTTGTAGATATGAATCTTGACATCCAAACAAAAGATCAAATGTCAGAAGGAAAACAAAAAGATCGAACCCCAATAACAATTACTACAGTTGCTAGAGATGCCTTCAAAACCATGACAACAATGGTAAATGATGTTTTTGAAAATATGTCCTTAAAAGATATTATTTCTAGTTTAGTATCAACAGCAGGTGGAACATTAATTTATGATGCAAAGAACGAAAACACAGAAAAGATATCACAAGTTGTCGTACCACCAACAACATTATATCGAGTGATTCAATATCTTGATTCAACATTTGGTTTGTTTGAAGGAGTTCCTGTTGCTTTCTGTGATTTAGAAAACAACGTTCATATTTATAACTTGTCAGAACGTATGAATAAAAGTCAAACATTTACCATCACACAATTAGCAAGTGGAATGAATACAACAGATATTGTTGAAAATACATCATCAGGTAAAGAGTTTTACACATATTCTGTAGTGAAGACAAGATATAGAGGAAATGCAACATATGCTGTTTTAGCAAGTAACATGGCTTTTATTGCAAAACCAAAAGATTCATTATACTATCCTGTTGATCTAACCTTAGATGGGATATGTAAAGATAATGGTTTAATATCCAGAAACAGTAAAATACCGACAGATACAAATATCGCTCACAGAAAAACATATTATATTAATCAAACAGGGTACAACTATACAGAAGCTTTTGCTCGTTCAATAATGGCGAAAAGAATATCTTCTTTATCAGAAGTCAATATTAGTATTGAAAAAAATCTACCTGTTTGGAATTTACTTCAAGTTGGGGAACCTGTTAAATTTATTCCTCGAACCGTCGAGTTTATTAACCTTTCTGGAAAATATATTTTAAAAGCATCTGATTTATATTTCAAAAAAAATAAAGACTGGGAATCAACTGCAAATATTTATTTGATCAGAACTAACAGAACTATATAAAAAAGAAACAACAAAATTTGACTAGAGCCTGAGGCTCCAGTCTAGAAGACTTGGATTGATTTTGATTTCAGTTGAGTGTTGAATAGCTTTAGTCTGGGCTTCTTCTTAGCTGCGGGTAGACTAAAACCATCCAATCAGACTGGTTAGTGACGAGTTAACCTCTGAAATCAAAAGCGTCTCTTCCGTGTGGTCGGGTCACGGTAGACGAGGATACGTAATGAATAAGACTAATTGACAACAATTCTCCTTATTCAATAAGTAATATATATAATTCTTAGTTCTAACCAAAAACTATTGGATAAATAGAACAAACTTTAAAGGGATATCTTCCATCGACATTACGCCGGAAAGTAGAGGAAAAAATGGCTAAAGCAACTAGGTCTGTTAAATCACAAGCAGAATTTTATGTGCAAGAATATCTTAAATGTAAGAATTCATTTAAGTATTTTGTACCGAGATACATCCTGCTTGAACTGACCGGTGGTGACCAACATTTTACTCCTTATGGTAAACAGTTTGAATTGATTGATTTAATTCTTTCTAATAAGTTTGTGCTTGTATTGAAGAGTAGACAGATTGGTATTTCAACTGTTATGAAGGCATTTGTTGTTTGGTTAACTATATTTCATGATAACGTTGTAGTTGGAATTATTTCAAAGGATGCTCCAGAAGCTACAGATTTTACTCGTGATATCATTTCAATGATTGAAAAACTTCCAACATGGTTACAGCCAAAATTCAAAAAGAATACCGAAAGAACTTTTATTTTAGACAATGGATCTAAATGTTATGCTTCTCCGGTTGTTCCTAATGCTCCAGAAAAAACTCTTCGAGGTAAATCAATTACGTTCCTAGTTATTGACGAGGCCGCGTTTATTCATCATATTGACACAGCTTGGACTTCCATTATTCCTACTCTTTCAACAAATCAGATGCATGCTAGAAAAGCTGGAGTTCCTTATGGAACTATTTTATTATCAACACCCAACAGAGCAGTTGGAGTCGGAGCATGGTTCTTTAAGAAGTATTCAGATGCAGTTTCTGGAGAAAGTACTTCTCTAACACCATTTGTAATTCATTGGAAAGATATACCAGAGTTAGCAGATGATCCTTATTGGTATAAAGGTATTTGTGATCTATTTGACAATGATCCTCGTAAAATTGAACAGGAACTTGAACTAAAGTTTCTTAGTACTGAAGGTTCATTCTTTAGCGAAATCACTAGTGCTAAATTACAAGACGGTGTTAAGAAACCAATAGAGAAGTTTCATATTTTTAACGGCGAGATTTGGACATGGCAAGAACCAAATAGAAAACAATTCTATTTAACAGGAGTTGATACAGCGCCAGAACATGGACACGATAAGTCAGCTATTGTTGTTTTCGATTATGAAACAATGGAACAAGTTTGGGAATTTAGTGCTAAATGTTCTGTAACTGACTTTATTAAAGTTGTCATGTTAGCTTGTACAAAATATCCAGGTCAGGTTATTATTGAATCCAATTCATATGGAAATCATGTCGTTGAAGCAATGTATCGATCTGAACATGCTCCAATGGTTTACAAAGAGAAAAGGGGACTCAATACTATTGTTCCTGGCCTCAGTACAAACGCTAAAACAAGACCACTAATGGTTGACTCGTTATATTCATTTGTAACTGACTTTCCAGAAATAGTCAAATCTCAAAGATTAGCTTTAGAACTAATTGGTTTGATTACAAAACCCAACGGTAAAGTAGAAGCTGATCTTGGATGCCGAGACGACCTTGCAATTGCAACATCACTATGTACATACGTTCGTAAATATGATCCCCCTCTGTTAATTGATAAGGGTTTTACACATAGTGTACAAAAAGATTTTACTGATATCATGAGCACAAATACAGAGGAATTTTTTGGAACCATGACAAGTTCAAATGTAATGCGACATATTAAAGACCATAATATTGGTGGAATTATTGATATTATGAGTTTTTATAATCTAAGTTCAGGAGTGGCTGAAGATGACAAAGAAGA